GTTCCTATTCCGGTTTCAACATAAACTGGCGTTACTCCAGTAGAAATTCTCAAATACCCACTTTTAAGAGCGATTGGATCGCTGAGGGTAGGTGTAGATGCATTTGCAGTAATTCTATTTACTTTTTGTACTACTTTAATTGCCATTACTCCTGTTCCTCTGAATGATCCTCATCTCCAAATAGTGATGTTGCAACTTCTGGTCGAATATAATCAATTTTTTCAGCTGCTTTTGTGAATAGAATATCTTTAATTTTATCTGAAATATCAGATGCAGATTGTTGAGTTGCAATCAAATCGACAAGTTCTTCCATAAAAATAATTTACAAATATATATTTATTTATATCTTGCCGCCTTTAGGTTCTTGTGGTGGAACTTCTTGAGGTGGAACTTCTTCTGGGGGTATTTCTTCTGGAGGAATGCCACCTTCCATTCCCGGTTCTTGTATTGGATTTCCTGCTTCATCTACGGGAGCATTTGGATCGGGTAGAATGCCCTTTTCAATCTCATCGTCAATCTGTGCGTCAATCTCAATAATTTCCTCGTCGGTCTGCCGAAGGATTTTTTTCCTAACATATTCGGTAGAGAAGTATTTGCCAATATATGCCTCCATACTTGTGAGTGTGGAGAGTCGGTTTGTGAGTAACTCACTTTCTTTTAGTTCGGCGAAGTGATTGTCATATAAGAAATCATATTGAATATGATCGTTCATTTTATTCCAATCTTCGGGAGTAACAATATTTTTAAGAATTAATTGAGTGCGAAGCATATCATTAAAAAGATTAGCAAAACGCTTTCTCAATCTACTGACAAATTTTGAGAACTTAAGTTCATCTCTTAAGATTTCCGAAGATCGCCCAAGATTAAAACCATCACCAGAACCGGCAATTCTTGATTCTGGAACTCCCAATGATCTGTAAAGTTTTTTCTGAAAATATTCAATATCAGATAGTTCTCCTAGATTTTGACCTCCGGGAAGAGTTGTAATTTCAGTTCCCCTTCCTCCTTCTCTACGAGGCAACCAAAAATCTTCCATCATACTCATAAACTTGCGATCATCTCTAACCTCTCCGGTAGAGGCATCATATACAAGTTTATTTCTATAACGAGACATAACCTCTTTGAGATATTGCTCCGCTTTTACTTTTGGGAGATTTCCTACATCAATATAAAAGATTCTTCTTTCTGGCGCTCTTGACATTCTGTAGATTACCAAAGAATCCTCAATCATTCTCAATTGATTAAGGGGTTTGATTGCCTTATGAAGATACGAAAGAACAGTTCCTTTAGTTCTATCAACTAATCCGGAAGTACAATAGGTAATAGAATCTTTAGCGATTTTTATTGAATTTTTTGCAGAAGAAGTTAGTCCCCCTGCAGGATAATTTGATGAAGGACTGTAAATAAAATATTCTTCAATTTCTGGATATATAACTTGATTTCCAGAAAGAGAATTAAAATTAGATATATTAGGACCAGATTTGTTGTTTGGTTTTTTTTCTTGACGAACGTGCTTGATCTTCATGGGATCAATATATCTCAATTCCTTGATTCCCTCTTCGGGTTTCTTTACATCAATTACTTTGAGATAAAATACTCGACCGTCAATATACCAATTTCTAAATATTTCGTGACATTTTTTATCAAAGTCCATCACTTCTTTGATAAATTTAAATTCTTCTCTGATTATTTTCTTAAGTTTATCGCTCGCATTTAAGTTAGATAACTCAATTTCCACCGGAGAATCATATAAATCGCTTACAAGAGCTTCATTTACAACATCTTCAATAGCACCATCACATTCTGCGTGAATTGCCATTTCACGATATCTTCTTATTAAATCAGATTCTGTTCTATATACACCCTCAAGATCTACATATTGACCGTAAAAACCGCTCTGTATATAATAATCACTCCCGTCCTCATTATTTTGAGGAACGGGAGATACTATAGATTTTGATTTTTTGTCATCATCCTCAATTGAAAAACCAAAAAGTTTTGCCATCTTATAAAATAAACTTGCTTGTTATTATCTATTATTTAGTTGATGTCTTCACCGCCAGCGGAAGCAGAGTTACCTTTAACCGCTTCCCACCAGAGAATCTGCATTTCTACAGTAAATTCCTGAATAGCATCAGATTCATATGCGAGTTGAATTGCACTAATATTAGTTGGAAAAATATCATAAAAATGATATGCTCTTAATGTAGAACCATCACGATCTAGTTGATAAACGAATGCGTCTGCGTGATAAAGTGCTGGATTAGTAACACCAGTATTATCTGAGAGACGATTAATTTTATTCATCCAATTTTCAAATGCAGAACGAATTGAAAAATCGGTATCATTAATAATTGTAACCGTCCAAGACTCAAAAGTTCTGTCTCCGGCAACTTTTAATGTTCTTCCTCTAAACGCCACATCTAAAGGAGTTATGGCGGATCCGGGAAGAGCCGCCGATTTGACTAAAAATCTTGATTTGTCGAGAACAGTAACATCTGCTGGTGCAATATCCGGAAAGGATAAAACCACTTCGAAAAGATTACTTCTAGCGCCGCCGCCCGATAACTTACTCTTAAAGTCAGTAATCTTTCTTAATGGGGGCGGATTGAGTTGATTTCTGGTTGCCATAATTGATTAACCTCTGTTACTTAAAAGTTTCCGATTACTTCTTCAAAATCAACACCAGTTTTGGTGGCAATAAATGTAAGACCGATGAAGTTAATCGATCTTGCTGGTTTAATGTAAATATCTGCTTTAAATTCATTTGCATCAATTACAGCAGCAGTGTTGTTTGTCTCATCGCAAATCACAACATAATCATAAATGCCTCGGTTTGCTTGAACGTCTCGCAAGAAGGGTTCAATCGTATTTACGAAATTGGTTCTTGTAATTTCATCGTTAAACTCAAATAGTACATCCTTAGCGGCACGAGAAATTGCATCTTCCAGATAGATGAAAAGTCTGCGAACGTTAATTCTATCAAATGCCGATGTTCTTCCTAGACCTGTCTTATCACCAAATAGAATAATACCAGCTCCAGGTGAGAAGATAATTGGATTAATTCTATTCGAATAAAGGCGATCTCTTTGGGATTTTGTTGGTGCATATGCAAGTTTTACTGCACCTAAAATTGCACCCCTTGATGTTCCTGCGGGAGAATACCACGGGAAGAAATTAATGTCGGTACGAGCACAAAGTCCTGCGATGTCGCCATTCATAGGAATATAACGATAAGTATTTGCGAACCTATCGTACATATACTTATATGTAGAATCAAAGACTGCATAAGAAGAAGATGCTATGGGAGAAAAGAAACTTATTATATTTTTAGTAATATCTTCTGCTGCTCTAATTGTAATATCTCCTTCCACTGGATTATCGGAAAGAAATGCTCCTCTATATGGAGTTATAAAGGCAACTGCATCCTTTCTTATTTCGCAAACAGAAATAAGTTTATTCGCAAGTTCCTGTGCGGTCTCTTTGGCATAACCAGCAGAACCCATTAGTAGGAAGTCTGCTTTAATGTCCTCTACATTTTCAAACAAATCATATCCATCCTCCAGTTCTGCTAGAGTTGATGTAAGAGCACCGGCATTAGAAAGATTTGTTCCTCCATCATAATTCAGTCCGCCACCCAAAGTATAAGTATTAGACCCGGCAGAACCAAAAATAACATTTTCGGCATCTTGGTCCCATCCATTATCAGTTGTTAAATCAAACTGACCCGCATCAAAACCTGTTGTAGTTAGTCCAGTTGGTGCTCCTCCGGCAAAAATGATGGAAGAACCTTCTGCGATATATTTTCTCCAATAAGCGGTGCTTCCTGCAGAAAACTCGGCATCGGTTGACTTGGAAAGACCTAAATGTCTTTCGAGAATTGTTCCGGCATTACCAGTAACGCTTCCTAAATCATCTATGATTACAACGTGAACCTCATCAAATCGAGATCCTCTTGGTTCTGCATAGGATGATGTTCCTGGTGCCGGGGCAATATTGTTCCACTGAATTGTGGAATTGGTTAGAGTAACATATTGTTGACTAAACCAGTCAATTTCGGAGGTATAAGTCGTAGATCCAACTCCGGTGCCGACATTATTTACAACACCGAGAGAACCGGTTTCTGGGAAACAGTAAACTCCATCTTGCTGATAATCAACGATGGTTTCGGTTCCTGCTGCAGATACGCGACTTAAAATCTTAACATAAACATCTCTGGAACCGGTTGTAGTCGAAATTCCGGTAATAATTCCCTTTAGGTATGAATCATTTAGAGATACTGAAGTTCCAGAACTAGAGTCCACTTTTCCGGCAAGGGATGCTGTTACTCCGTATCCAACTTGAATAACCGGAACTCCGGCACTGGTTGTAATTCCACTTAAGATTTGATCTGCTTTAGCGTCGATAATTCCAACCTTGATTCCGTTCGCCCAGGAACCAGGATTTCTTGCCGCAACTATAACTCCAGTAATGGTATTTTCATCATATCCAAGATCTTCATAATTATCTAAACTCTTAATTTTAACGCTGCTTGCAGACCCAACAAAAGCATTTTTTGTATTAGTGTCATCAGCTCTCACAACTCTTAATGATCCACCATACGCAAGATAAGATGAAGCGACCATCCATCCCTCATAGTGCTTATCTGTTGGATATGGTTCTCCAAAAATATTTAATAGATCGTTTTCACTCTCTACTAAAGTCGGTACATCAATAGGACCCTTTGCAAAAGGTGATACAATTCCTCCTACTTTACCGGAAGATGGTTGAACTCTACCAGAGGTTAAGTCAACTTCTCTTACTACAATTCCAGGAGATGCTAAATTTAAGGGCATCTTTATTCTCCGTCTATCCAAAACTATCTAAAAGTATTTATAATTTCCTTCGTTTCTATAAACTTATCCATAATCCCACATATAATTCCATTCAGAAGATACATCACCATATTCATCAAGATTCCACAATTCTAATGATTCATTCTTATTATCTGGTCCGGCAATCATCCATCTGTCCCCAGTATCATTATCGATGGTAATTGGCGTATCATACTCATCTAATCCGTCATTAATAAATCCAAAGGGAGACATATCCTGATCTATTTGATTTTTTTGCTCTTCATATATTCTTTTACGAACATCATTTTCCGTCATCTCCTTAAAATATTCTTGAGCGACCAACCAAGAAAAGATTACAAGGCAAATCGCCAAATCATCATTACAACCTTCTTCTGCCTCAAATGTATTATGTTTTTGAATAAAAGTAGTTAATTCCGCAATAATATCATAATCATTAACAATCAATTTATCATCTTCGATTAGAAGTTTTAGGTTAGAACATCCTAATTTTTTAACAGAAGCGGTCATTCTCACTCCCATTTGAGTTCTTTTGCCACTAAATCCAGATCCGACAACTTGACCCGCTCTTCCTTTCATAGAACACATTAAAATATTATTATATTCTAGATCATAATGTAATATGTTTGCCACTTGATCTCCAATATCATTAATTTCTATTAAAATCCAAGAATTATTATAAGCTTTTGCGACTTTCTCAATAATACTTGGAAATAGCATAGGTTTAATTTCATTATTTTTATATTTTGCGACTACCTTATATGGAAAATTGGTAATGTCAAAAACAACGAATGCGGAGTAATCATTACCAATTCCTCTTGCCACATCCGCAGTCATCAAATAATCGTGATCTTCTTTCGGTTCTTCGTATATGTCTAATCCTTTATCACCTCTTTTTATTGGATCATCATAAACAAGTATTTTTAATTTACTTGGATTGATAAGTGTTCCAATTGATCCCAAAAACTCGCATAAGTGCTCTGCTCTAAATTGCTCCTCACTTGTATTCGCAATCGTCTGTGCCTTCCATTTCTCATCTCTTCCTGGAACTTCAGACCAGTGAACTTCTGTGGGAATAAAATCGTTTTTATTTCTCTCGGCATCGTGCCACATTCGGTAGAAGTGATTCATACCTTTTGGGGTAGAAACTATAATAACTTTTGTGGATTTACCAGATGAAATTGTAGGATAAACCGATGCGAAAAACTCATCCGCAATATGATTTGGAACGAAAGCAAATTCGTCCAAGAAAATAATATTAAATGACATTCCTCGAACTGCGGATGCTGATGTAGAAGCGGCAACAATTTTTGATCCGTTTTCTAATTCTAATGAACCCTTATTCCACGATACAATTCCCTGCTGCATCCATTTTGGAAGATTTTCATAAGATAGTTGTAATCTTCCAAGAAGTTCTCTGGATGTTGATGCCTTGTTTGCGAGAATACCAATATTTACATTATCATTAAAGACGATATAATGTAAAAGATAAGAAACTGTTGTAACAGAATTGTGAGTTGGAATAAAAGTTTTTCCGCACAAAAATAAATGATCTCGATTATCAACCGAAATGCATTGCATTGGTTCAGTTTTAATTTTTTTTATATTCTTGATATATAATCTTTCATTTTTTGCATGATTAAATAAATTTTTTTGTCTTTCTAACTTTCTAGGCAACTTAAATGCATCATATTTATTGGTACAAAATCTAATTGTTCCATATAATCCAGGATAACCAGGAACTCTTTTATATCTGAGTCTACTTTTTATTCCAAGAGATGAAATAAGTTCTCGTACTTGTAGTAATAAGTTTCCTTCTTTTTGATAAAATTCACACGCACCATTAGGAGTTACTGATCCATCAGTATCCATTAATCCCCTAAGAAGTTCTAATCTTTGATCTATTGATGATCTCAAATATTCATTTGGTATGTACTTTTCGTCATTCAACTTTAATTTTCTAATAGTTTTATACAAACTTTCATATGAATATTGCCAAACATTACTTTTTTTGTATTTGTACTTATTAGTTATTTTTAATGGAATATTTGATGATATATTTTCTATATCTTCATACAATCCAACTACAGTCGCATTACTTCTACTTCCATCGCCCAACCATACTCCAAAAGTATAAGGGTCTATCGGCAAATGTCTATGTGGCAAATTAATAGCGGAGCTTATTTTTGTATAAATTGAAGAACCTTTTTTTACAGTTTTTAATTTTTCAAATTTTTCTATAATATCTTTAGTTTTTAATATTTTTTCTTTATGATACCAATCCGAATGAGATACAGACCATAAATGTTCGCTGCAAGACTTTATAACTTCTCCATTATCAAACTCTATTTCATAGGTATCGATAATTTGTACTTCAGATTTTGCAATAACTTTTGTCGAAATGCCATCTCTTCCAAAAATTATATCACCAATTTTTAGATCATGAATAGTGGACCATCCTTCTGGAGTTGGGATGGGAGTATCCAAAGATAACATTTTCCCAACCTGCCGAGGCATCTTACAAATATTAAATCTGTGATTATGAAAATTTTCAATTAATTTTCTCTGAAAAGGATACATATTAAAAGGAACAAGACCCTCATCTACGTTCACGATTTTGATGTAATTTTCGGCAAAATATACGGGGTCTTCCTTACAC